CGTTTTATATTCGATGTGGATATTGACGATTTACAAAAAAAAGTTTCTTCAGGTGAAATATCTACTGGGTGTAGTTATAATCTTACCCATAAATTAAAAATGACTAATACTTCATCTTTTGATGAAGAGTTATTAAACGAAAAATGGTCTAACGGTAGAAGAAGAGCCACATCTTTTGATTTAGTCCTATTTAGAATACCCAAAACATCAGGTTCAAGTGGAGACCCTCAAACATGGGACGAGGGTGTAGGTACTGATTATTATGCAGGTCAAGCAAGAAGCAGTACTAATACAGTTTCAGTACAGAATATAATAGAAACTGATAAATCATACTCAAGCCGACCTGTTAATTGGTTTCAGAGAAATACAATTAACAACTGGTCGGAAGAAGGTTTATATAGTAACACTAATTCAGTATCAAATACCCCAGGATTAAATTATTCAGGATTAACGATTATCGATACTCAACATTTTGAGTTTGGTAATGAAGATATTGAATTTGATATGACTAATGAGATAAATAATATAATAACAGGTTCCACAACAGGAACTACAGGGTGGGGAATCGCATTCGTACCTGATGTTGAAAATATATCGGGTCTTACAGAAAATTACTCCGTTGGGTTTTTCTCTCGTCATACTCAAACTTTTTACGAACCGTTCTTAGAAACTTCATATAGTGATTTAATCCAAGACGATAGAAATACCTTCTACGAAAAAAGAAATAATAGGTTATATTTATACTCATTTAAATACGGCAACCCTCAAAGTTTCGACTCAAATCCAACAGTAGACATCTTAGACTCGACAGGGTCCGTTGTAAGTGGTTTTAATGGACTGACAACGTGTCAAATATCTAAAGGGGTGTACGAGGTTAACGTTAGTGGTTTAACGTCCTCTTCGGTCCCCTGTGTCTTTTATGATACATGGAAAGGTATATCCGTTAATGGGGTAGCATTAAATAATGTAGAAAATCAATTTGTTTTACATTCATTATCTGATTTATATCAAATAGGGATGGAAGATAATGAACCTAAGATATATGGATTTGATTTTTACGGGATTAAACAAGATGAAAAAATACTAAACACAGATATTAGAAAAGTTAATGTAGTGTTGAAAAAGGCATATACCACAAAAGAGGTATTAACACACGTTGACGCTTACTATAGAATATACGTAAGAGAAGGGATGACCGAGGTACAAGTTCAAGATTGGACCTCTATTAATAGAACATCTAGCGGATATTATTTCATATTCGATACCAAAGATAAGATACCTAATGAATATTTCATAGACATAAAAGTTATTACTGACAGAGAGGTTAATACCTATAAACGAGAATTACAATTTCAAATAGTTAACAAAAAATGAAAATTATTAAATTAACAGAAGGAGATTTAGTTGAAATGATACAACAAGTTATTTCCGAAAAAAAGAAAAAATCTAAAAAGAAGAAGTCTAAAAAGAAAGATACGACTTTATGCTCTCGCGGTATTAACGCAGCAAAATCCAAGTATGAGGTTTACCCCTCAGCATATGCTAATGGCTATGCCGTACAAGTATGTAAAGGAACTATGCCTGGATTAGACGGTAAGAAAAAATGTTCAGGAAATTATTGTTAGTGTATAAATAAAACTTATATTTGTAAAAACATTTTGAAAATGAATCGTGTTAACTACAGAACTTATCAACTATTAAAAGAAGACAAATTAATCTTAGAAACTGAAGCGGCCACCTTTGATAGGGCTGTTGATTACTTTTGTGATATACATCCTAACGCATACATGGATAAGTCTTATACTTTTAAAGTCGCCCCCATTAAGTACGGGTATTAATATTCCTCTATAAGGATTTTAAGGTCCATACTCCCCTTAATAACTCTGTGGAAGGTCTCCTTAGGTATTTCAAATTTAACACCCTTTTTAAGGGGTGTAGGTAACTCGTTGTCCATTTGAAAGTACCAGTCCGTATCCTCTAATACTTCCACTATCCGATTTTCTTTATCTCTATGCCAAACGAGCTCTTTCTCAGAGACATCTGAAGAAAAAACTCGTTTGAATTTATTATCTGTAACGTTTTCTTGGGTGTATACCATTACCAAAATCTACCTGATACATTCTTACCAAAATCTTTATGGGCTCTACACGCCCAATATCCGGCCTTTGTTTTATCTTTTTTCTTTTCACATCTGTGTCTAGCGGCAAATGATTTTCTCGCTGCAGGGTCATTCCATTTAGCTGTCATTACAGGAGAACCATAACTTACCTTTTTTACGTTACCTGATTTAGGATTTCTTACGTAAACATACCATTTTTTTGAACCTCCAGACTTAGGTTTATTTAAACTTACTTTCTTACCTTTATATTCAGCTTCATTTAAATTTACATATTCAAAAGGGAAATCTAAAGCTACGGTATCCCCATTAATTAATTTAACAAAAGTGCCAACCTCAGACTCTAAAATCTCAGTGTCAAAATCATTAAAACGATATCCATTACCATGTAATTGCCTAGCCTCATTTACAATCTCAAAATACTTTTCACTACCATGTCTAAAAATATTATCGGTTATTGATAAGTTATTATCGATGTGATATTTCATTTCTTCTGAAATAATATTTTTTTCTATTATTTTTTTATTAATAGATTCTTTTATTATTTTTTTAAGATACATAGATTCGTTTTTTGATTTTTTATTTTTATGATTTTTAATTTTAATTCTTGTTGGTTTTTGTCCTTTACCTGATTGTGGGTCTTTCTTTTCTTTTTCTCTTTTTCTTCTGCAAGCCGAGTCTTTTGCAGATTGTGACATTTTACCTGCGACACCCGCAGCTCTACATACGGGATATCCCCCTTTATCAGAATCTTTTCTACCGCAAGATGGGTGACCACCCCCCTTCTTTTTTTTGCAGATGTTAACCCATGGTCCCTTTGGTTGTTTGGACCCCTTCTTTTTTTTCTTTTTTCCGAACCATACGGCCAAGTCTTCAGATAAAATATATGTATCCATATTTACTTTATTAAGTTTTTTAATAAATATTAGTAAAAAAGGAATTAGTATGGAAAATGAAAATCAAAATGTAAATACTCTATTTAACGCTATTAATTACAGAGAACCTCACGAGTTAAATAAATTTATAGACGAAATGAATTTAGACCAAGCATTATTTTGTTTAGTACATGCCGCTAGATACGCACATAATAAAGGTATATACGGTATAGAGGAGTCTGAAGTAGTATCAAAAGCAATTAGAGCGTTAACTACTCCACAACCTTTATCAGAGGACGAAAAAAATGACGAAGAACCAACTGTCGAGTAAAATCATAGAACTGCAATCAGAGATTACAACTGCAATTTTAAAAGGTCATAAATCTAATGATGATGATATTTTTAATTCACATAGAATAGAGTTAATGATATTACGTTGTATGTTATATGGTGAAGATTCTAAAATTTGTAAAACAGAAAAGTCTAATTGTAGAAGTTGTAAAAAATAAAAAAGGGAACCTAATTGGTTCCCTTTTTCTTTTTACTATTAAGATATATATTATCTTAATTCTTTTAAGTCAAATGTTCTAACACCATCAACTGTAATCTTACCGTAGAAACGGTTGTTCACCATCTTCTTAGCGTATCTAGTCATGATACCCTTAATTGGTGTAAAGTTGAATGGGTTATACATTGTAGGTGTTAACTGAAGCGGTACATACGGTGCATATACATATCCAGTATCAAGTAATGATGAACCTTTGTGTCCCAACAATACTGTGTTTGGTGGGAAGTAAGGGTCACGGTAAACTTGATATCTACCTGACAATGTTCCAACTCTTTCAATACCCATGTTATACTGGTCCTGGTCAGGAGCCGCGTTTGAAACGTGGAAGTACTCAAGGTCGTCAAAAATAGCAGAAATTTCAGAAGAAACAACAACCCAATTTGCACCACCTCTTAAAGTTGACTTATGGATTTGAGCTGAAATCTGATTGATTGCTGTAATCAATGTTTGATTCCAATCCTTTTGGTTATAGTTTACAGAACCGTTAGAAATTCTTCTCCAACCGTTGTAATCCCATCTTAAGCTCCACGCCGCACCTTTTCTTAAGTCTCTTAAGATTTCACGGTCAATCTCAGCTGCAACTTGCTCTGACAACAGTGCTGTCAATTCAGCTTCAGCATCAATATTATGGAATGCAGATACGTCTTGTGCGAGTTCTGGTGACCATTGTGCTCTTAACTTTCTTTCTGTAACAGAAACAGTAACAGCGTCAAGGTCGAATGAAACCTCACCAATCTTATCTTCAAACTCAAGACTTTCATAAACTCTGTGATAAGACTCAAAAGTATCTCCTGATGCGATAGTAGTTCCGGTATAACCATCGATTGAACAGTTTGGACATCCTACAACAGGTGTTGAGAAGTCTAACTCTAAATAGATTTTACCTGTGACATCACAGATATCTTCGTATCTTCCACCAGGACCAGGATGAGAACCTGAATAGAAAGTAGTTTTTTGCTCACTACCATACTGTACAATACCTTTACCGTACTTTTGAGTAACTACTCTAAAGTTATAATACACATCGGGTGCAGCACTTTCATAAGTTTCTAATGAAGCTAAGAAATCTTCAGTATCCATTTCATTTCCATCGGGTCCGATTAATTTACCAGCTCCTGATGAACTAAATCCTGATAACATAAAGATTAATGACCTAACGTTACCATCTGCCGCTGGGTTACCAGGGCTACCTGCCGCAGCACCTAAAGCTAATCCCAAAGTAGTACCAACTAATTCACCGTTAGACCATACTGCAGGTACTAAGGTATTAGTTTGAGCACTCCACTGACCTTTTGAATAATCAAATAATCCTGCGGGGTCAGAGTTTGGTGTACTTCCTTCATAAAATCTGTCATAAAGGTTAGTTCCTGAATCGTATCCAGCCGATGGGTCTGACTCGTTATTACCAGGTGCTCCGAATGGTTGTCTGTGTGAACCAGCTCCTTGAGCACCTTCTTGGATTTTTGGTACAAAGTAAAATAACTTACCGATAGGTAAATTCATCGCTTGAACAGAAACGATATCGTTAGCCAATAACTTAGAGAATACTCTTCTGATGATTGGAAAAACAACAGTTTCAAATGAACCTGAACTGTCTGAAGATGATGCTTCGTTTATCAAATGTGACGCTTGGTTTTCATACAATTGCGCCATGTTTTCTTTAATGTGTCCTTTAAGACCGTCGAGGAACCCTAATTTGTCCCACTTATTGATTGTGTCCTCCTTGATAACTTTTAAGTGCTTAAGACCAATGTTACCAACTAGACCTGATTCTAATAATGCTCCCATTTTAATATTTTTTTTTGGAATTTTTATTTTTATTATAATTTACCCATTAAATCTTTCATTCTTAAGAACTGTGGATTTTCATAGGTTTTGCTCTCGATTAAGTTATTCGCAGAACCATTAGATGGTGATTTTTGAACTTTAGATTGTACTGATTCAGTAACAACCGACTGTGCTTTTCCACCTAAGTCTTCTTTGAGTGACT